TGCTTTCTTTTACTAATTCATTATAGACAGCATGTGTTATTTCTACATCTTGTTTACAGTAATTCAACATATTAAAATCATACTTAGAAAAGTTTACATCTTCTCCACCTTTAAGCATGTTTAGTTTTTCTCCCCATGCTCTAAGGCTATGTCCTTTTTCTCTGATAGGATTAAATAACTGTGACAAAATTAATGTATCTATTATTTTATCTGGTGTTATTCCTGTACCTAACAACCTATTAAGAACCGGTGCATCAAAAGATAAACCATTATGCATGATAAACTTATCTACTTTCTTAGCCCAGCTATTAAAACTATACATAGTATCTGGGTCAAATACAGTAACCAAATTAGTATCTACATTCTTTGCTACAATACAATGTATCTTACTAGGATTAAAACCATCTGTTTCTATATCAAGGATTACTTTCATTCTCTTCCTTTCCACACCAGTTACAAGGCTCTCCTTTACCTACTTCCATCATACTTTTTTCTGTATCACAATAATGCTCCCACATCTCTGGTTCTTTTTCCTTTTTGTTATCTAACCACTCTTTATAACCTTTTATCCAAAGTTGTTTATCTTCTTCTTCTCCTTTGTGACCCCAATATACTAAATGAAAAGCCTCACACTCAGGACAAGATAAGTTTGTAACTATAGCATGGTCTTCGTCTTCTTCACAATCATGGTCTCCTCCCCAAGTTAATTCTGTTCCACAGTTATAACATTTCATAATTGAACTCCTGTTGTTGTTCCTTCTAAATCATTTTCAAAAGGATTGTCTATTTGTGACATTCTACCAGAGTTTTTATCATAATGCAAGTAAGAACATACACCTGTCTCTCCTGTGTATCTATTTTTTAGAATACGAATCGTTGTTGTACAAGCTATGACATCATCTTCTGCCTGTTGATTTCTTTCTAATGCTATCACACTATCGGATAGATGTGCAATGCTAGCACTACCTCTTAGATGTGATAGAGTTACTTCCTTACCATTCTCATGGCCTAAATCTCCTGAAGGTCTACGCAGATGTGATACTAAGAGAAGACCTACACCAGTTTCTTCTACCAGTGAACGCAACTTAGTCATCAATACATCAATAGATTTTCTCTCATCTCCATCATCTTGTCCACTAACTAAGATAGATAAATGGTCTAAGAATATCCACTTACAATCCAAAGACTTTGCCATGTATCTAACTCTAGATAGTATCTCATCATTACCTATAGAACCGAAGTGGTCAAAGGCAAAGAACCTACCAGAACCTATCGTGTCTTCTTGCCATTTATTTAATTGTTCTCTTGAGAATTTATTTCTTATCTCTTTGATGTATAATCTTTCATTGGCCTCAACTGACATAATATTAAATGCAGTATTCTTTGTACTCTCTTCCAGTGCTAATATACCTATGTTATCACCAGAGTTTCTAAGTATGTGATGCATTAACTCACGCATGATAGAAGACTTACCCATGCCTGCACCAGATGTAAAGGTAACTAATTCTCCTGTCCTCATGCCATATGTTTTTTCATTCATGGCACTCCAAGGATAAGGTATAGTCTCACAATCCTTCTCGTCATATAATGATTCTCCTAGTCTGGATAAGTTCATTATACCTGCCGGTGTGTATGCTTCTGCACTCCACCAGTTTTGTATAAAGTCTTTAGCCTTACCCATCTTCTGATATTCATTAGGGTCTTTGTGTTCTAGTCTTACAATCTTACATTTGTTAGGTTCAAATAACTGAGCAACCTTTTGAGATGCTTCAATCCCAGGCTTGTCATTGTCAAAACAAACCACCACATTCTCAAAAGTATTTAAGTATTCTAGGTGTTGCTTACAATTCTGCACTGCACTTTGAACTCCATTCTTTATTGATACTACTGCCCACTTACTTCCTAACATCTCATAAGCAGACATGGCATCTATCTCACCTTCAGTGATAGTAATATATTTACCACCAGATTTAAATAGATTCTGTCCAAACAATAAGGCATCAGTCATATCTCCTTGAGACCATATTCTTTTTCCTTCTACTTGTCGTACCTTAGTAGCAACATGGCTACCTTCAGTGTTATAATATTCATAGTAGTGATGTGAAATAATAGAACCATTCGTTTTTATTTTTGTCCTATACTTTCTGGCAGTCTGTTCAGTTATTCTCCTATCTCCCAGACCTCCATAATCACCGGTACTTGAAACTTTGTTTTGTATATCTACAACTTTCGCTTCCATTTTTGCCTCTCCTACATTGTTAAATCGTTTTTGACAGGAGAAGCAGAAGGCATGACCATCAGCATGTATGTTATATCCATTGCTGGAATTACCACATGGGCACTTCCCTCTACTTATCCATTTACTTTGCATTATAACATACTCGCAGAGTTATTCAACCCTATGAATGTGTATATTACTGTGTATATTATTAATATTTCTAACCACATATTTTTATTCCTTTATTTAAATGTATAATATATCATCATAATAAATATATATAATACCCATAAGGATATTAATAATATAAATATATTTATTATATATTTTAATAAATAATTATTAATTATATTATATATATATTTAATTATTATAATAACTTTTTTCATAATGTCAATCAAAATCTTTTAAAGTTTTATTATATACTAATTCTGCTGAATAAATATCAAGGCCAATACTATTTTTACAATCCTGTTTCGCTAGCATACTTGCCTCTTCATTTGAACAACCTTCTCGTTTATATTCTTTAAATAATTTTCTGTACATTCTCTTCTCATCTTTATCCCAAAGATTCTGCATCTTAATTCTCCTAATAATTATATAACAAAATAAATAAACTTACAAGTAATAATATAGGAAATATATTATTTACCCATAAGTATTTAACTCTCTTTGGATTTTGAAACCAAGAACCTGTAGCCTTTAATCTCCTATCTCTATCACTACTCATCTTTTAAATGGCCGGCATCAGGCATCTCAGCATCTCCTATCCACGCACTTCCTTTATCATTGATAATTCTTTTACCATTATCTTTTACTAATTCTATTTCTCTTCTTAACTTATAGTTCTCGTCTGTTAATCTTTTAATTCTTTTGTTAGCATTTACTAATTGTTCTTGTAAATCCTTAACATTCTTTTCTAATATATTTAATACTACTGGGTCGTACATTGTTACTCCTATCTAGCTAATAAATAAGCTAATAAAATTATAAACATTCCTACTAAAATTCCACCAAGAAAAAAATATAATGTGAACTGTGCACATATCATTGTATTCTCTCTATCACTACACCGGACTCCTCGGCTAAACCTAAATCAACTCCCCAAGATACCATTGCCTCCTTCGCTTCCTTCTCAGTTTTAAAAGTTAATACTTTATTTTCTTCATCAACTAATTGGTCAATAGGAAATTTCTCAGTCCATTCACACCTTCTTAAATTTTTACTTGACATAAATTTATAATGTGCTATTAGAAACATTTTTCTTTCTCCTTTTATTTTTCTTCATAATCTTTCTCCTATATCTTGTGTCAAGTAAATTATTTAACACAACATAAGGTACTCTAATTATTTGTTTTATTTTTATCATAATTTTCTATCCTTATTATACCATAGATATTTATTCTATGCAACTCCTATTCAATAGGTTGTGATAGTAAGTCCATAATCTTCTATCGGTTGAGTTTACATCTCCAGTAACTCTCCACCATTCTTCAGATTGTTTCCAACCTTTGTAATACCTATCTTCAATAACATTTATTCGTTGTTTTATTTCTTTATAATTTAATTTACTCATTCTTTATTTCCTCTAACTCTTCTAAATAAAAAGGTGTTAAATAATTTTCTATCTTAGTTATCTGGTCTTGTATATGTTCTAAATCTTTTTTAGTTACTTCACTAGGTTCATCTAAACAAGATGCTATAGATATGCTAGCTTCTCTTACTGCTTTTAATATTCTTTTACTCATATATTAATCTCCTGAATATTTATATTTAAATAGTCTGCCATTAAGTATCTTAGTTCTGTATAGCAGTCATCACATAATAAAAGATTAGATGCATTGTTCTCCATATCTTCTGGATATGCTTCATTCTTTTTACATCTATGACATTTAATTTTTTTACTCATCTTTATCTCCTGAGATAGCACCTATCTTACCTTTAAATGGTAGTATCTTTGCTTCTGGTTGTACAGCATCTACCAACTTTAAGTCAGGCATAAACTCTATATCTTCTTCAATATCATCTGGACATATATTATTTAATATTAAAATATCTGTAACCTCTTGTAGGTATTCTTCAAATAATAATTGTGCTTCATCAGTATATATCTCCACACCTTTTTTATCTACAGTTATAAAACTATCATAGTCTTTGCCGGCCTTCTTCTGTAACATTCTATCTGCAAGTTCACAACTTAATTCTAAAAATGTAGGCTCGTCTATAAAATATTCTTTAGTCATTCTTTCTCTCCTTTTTTTTACCTTCAAATATAAACTCTTCTAGTTCATGAAATCCTCCTATGTGTAGAAAGATTTGTGGTACAGTTTTATGTCCGGCCTCTTTAAATCTTTTTATCTTTTCTTTAGTATCCAATACCCTCTCTTCGTATACCTCTTCCATATCATCTAGTAATGACTTGGCCTCTGCACAGTATACGCAATTCTTTTGTGTGTATATAATATATTTAATCATCTACTAAGTCCTCCTGTCCTTCTTCCATTTGATACTGTGCATCATCTCCATACTCAGTACCTTCAAAGGTAGCTTTACCATCTTCATCTTTATAAGAACTACCTTCTAGTTGCTCTGCTGACCATGCTATATCTTGCATCTCATGATAGGTTAGTTTCTTATTAGATTCTACTTTGTAGTATCTAGTATCTACTGTCTGCTCACTAAATCTATATGTGTATTTATATTCACTCATCATCTTCTCCATAATTATTTGGGCAACAATCTTCACAATAAATTTTAAAACTTTGTAAGTAACCTACAAAGGCATTCGTTTTTTCTCCACAGTTATCACATTCTCTGTCATAAATTGTGTCATCATAATTGTCTTTAATCATCATCTTCCTCCTCTACTTTGCTTGGGTCAAATGCTTTTGGGTCTGTATGACATACATAATCACTATGCCAAAACTGTTGGTACTTACCTTTGTCTGCTCCATAGTCGTGTATACCACCTTCTTTCTTTAGGTCATAGTGATTAATAGCTTCTTGAAAAGCATCTTGTAATCTTATTATATCTCCTAGATGTATATACTCCCAAGCACCTTCATTGATTGTATCATCTATCTTCTTTAGTTTATTAATTAAGGTTAATGTTACTGCATCTATTGTTGGTTTAGTTGTCTTCATCTTCATTCTCCTTTACAAATTTATTTAAATAATTAGTGTCAAAATCTTCTATACCTTTACTATGATAATGTTTAACTTCTTTTCCTTTATAGGTACTCCAACGACCAGTAGTATAAACATATCCATATTCTTTATTATCTTTATTATATATAGTTAAAATACTATTACTATTTCTAGTATCTTTATATTTAATATTATTATCTTTAAGGTATTTTAAAACATACTCTATACTCTCTCCGGTATCTCGTCTTAACCCACCTTTAGACCAGTAATAATCACTCATGTATATTTCTCCATTGTGTTTTAAATTGTTGGTTCTCTCCATAAAAATCTGAAATCCAAGTACCGGTTCTTAAATACTGTCGCATCTCTCTTATGTATGCTTGGCAACAATGATAGTCTGATATTGCACCTTTAACATTACTTTTTATAGCATACTTTAGAGAAGGTAATTTATATTGATTAACTTCTATCCAGTATAAAACTTTATCTGCTGATAGATAATAGTCTTTACCTCTATCCAGTATGGTTTGATGTGCCATTAGCTTTCTCCTCTATATGATGTACTCCTACAGTTATTAAATGTGGGTGTTTATCATCAGATGTATAGGTATATTTATTATAAAAACCTTTATGTCTTTTACTATTTAAATCTATATACCTTATGGTTGTTTCATCTTGCTCTATAACTTTCAT